CAACAATACCTGAAAGGTTAGGTTCAACCACTTCCTCTGGTGCTGCAACTGCCTTGGCGTTTTCGTCTTCTTTAGTGAATGGACGAGTAAGCTTAGGGTCAACATCAACAGTTTTACCGTTTTCAAGCTTTACGGAAACTGTTCCCTTATCTTCATTGATAGAGGTGATAACACCCTTACCGCGGACTGGATCTTCAGCAATTACAGTAGGAGAGCCGATCTCAACAAATAACCCCTTAGAGTCGCGCGGCTGAGATTTAACATTCTTTGCCCGTTCTTCGGGGGTATATTTTCCATCAGTAGCTGAAACTGGCTCACCAGCAGCTACCATTACGCGGTCAATAGTTGTGAAGTCCTCTTCGAATAGGCCGTCGCTCATTAGGCGAGCCTCTTCTGGGTCAAGCTCGTCTAATGTTACAGGTTGGAATGGTCTTTCCTGTAAGAATGCAGAAATCATGACTGCAGAAGATGGATCAATTAGAACGTGGGTCTTCTCCACTGTGTCATACGGGTCATCTAGGGCTTTGTCGTATGAGTAGACATCACCATCTACGTGGCCAAGGTTATCCCAGGCAGATCCATCCCAGACGCATACTTCGCCATCGATGTCGATCTTGTATAGGCGGTCAATGCCAGTGTTGTCCATACGAACACGAGCCATAAATTCTGGGCCAACAAAAGGATCAAGTTCATGAGCCATCTTGAAGGCGTCCATCTCAGGCAGGTATTCTGGCTGAGTTTCGTTTAGTATCTCGTCAACGTTCTCTACGAACCCATAAGCACCGGCAGTCATGGCCTTCTTGTTTTCGCGCTCTACGATTGCAGAGGCCCAACGCTGTCCAGCGTCACCGCCCCAAAGTGCCCAGGCGATACGGCCATTAGACGGAAAGTGCTCTTCACCGGGTGCCCAGCCTTTGCCCTGCTTGTCAACTTCGTGACGAGGGAAGTACTTAGCAATGTGACGAATCTTCTCGATACCGATCTGTCCGCCACGAGCAAGTGTGCGAGCAGTGTTTAGCCCAACTGGAGTTCCGCCGCGTTTTGCTTCACGACGCCAGTTAAGAGCTTTCTTGGCTTCTGCCTGTACGCCACCAGGAATGGTGTACATTCTGTCAGCTGAAGAAACCATAGGGGCTGGTAAGTATTTTAGTGCAGCTGCTGCTATAGCAGAAACTTCTTCTTGAGCGTCTGCTTCTGGAGTAGACCATTCATTAGCCAGGGTTAGAGTATTGTGAGCGCCTAGCTCTTTAACTAGGTTGAGGCTAGTGTCGATAATGACAGCCCGCTCCCCGTCAGAGAACAGTGCCATATTTCCATTGATGCCTACTAGACTAATCATCATTACTCCTTGGGTGCTTCAGCAGTCCCCGCCGCGTCTTCCTCTAATTCGACATTGATTTCGTGAGCGTACTTGTCCAAATCCCCGGACATTAGAGTTTCTTCGTTATCCCAGGCTTGTACTAGCTGGTGATCCCAGGCTGATTCGTCAGCTGGGTCGGCATCGATAATTGGCTCTTTGTCCCAATCGATTTTGAATACGCGGTAGTTTCCGCTGTTTAAGTAGTTAAGCAAATCTGGATCGGTGCGAGAGATCGACTTCCAATCACCCTCTAGGCGTGAAGCTATGCCGAATAGGTCAAACGACAGTATTGCCTCCACGGTGTCTGTTTCCTTATTGACATAGCAATACAGGGACACAAGCTCGGGTGAGGCATACAAATTGTCTTCAGCCATTATTTTCCTAGTCCATAGCCAGCAATATCAGCACTAGCTATTAGTTTACCATAGTGTATGGTTTACTTAGTTCTTAAGTTCCTTGATAAGTCTATCGCCATAGTAATCACTTAGATCTGGCATTAGTGCAGCTAGCTCTGCTACTTGGTCTAGAGATAGAGCATCTAGATCAACCCTCTCCTCTACGGCACCATCAACGTTATCAATAGTGATAAGGATAATGTTGTCTTTAGCTTTTTCTTGATTCTCCATAAGTAGATCCTATCTTATTATTTAGGCTAAGCCAACTGATTGTAGGAATTGGAAGAAGGTCGGACTAGCCTCGCCTAGTTGGATGTACTTAGAGAACGACTCAGCGAAGTGCTCTGACTTAGAACTAGATCCGTATCTTGTGATGTACTCCTTGTAAGCCTTAGCATATGCGCTATTTGACTCGAAGCGTGCCTCTTCTAGGGTGTTGTGGACGGTGTGACCAAACTCGTGAGTAATTGTGTCACCAATAGGGTTCTTGAATCCTTCTGGAGATGCGCCAGTCCTAAGTAGCCCGTTATTTATGAGAATCATAACTCTACGCTTGTCTTCACCTTGTTCGTTCTTTTCTGGTAGAACGCGGGTGATGTTTACGCCTAGGGTATTAGCTGTATTGCTACGGCCAGACCCGATGGAATTGTAGAGGGCGTTGAACTTAGCTTCCGTATCCACAATGCGGATGCTGTGCATATTAGGGTCAAATAGACGCCCTAACTTGACGTTTGAAGAGAAGTTCTCGATATCTGTGATTGCATCTAGATACTGAGCGCGCTCTTCAGGGGTTATTGCTAGTTCAAGCTTATTTGTCTGCTTGTTCAGCTTAACGTCTACCTGCAAAGCGCGGATCGAGCCACCATCCTTATTGAATGATGCGGCCTCACGTAGAACTTGTTCAATCATCTTCTCTTTGGTCATACCAAAGAATCCACGCTGTTTAGAGTGCTGAAGCTCTAGAAGAGTCCTAATCTCTGAATCAGTTAGGTCTGGATATTCTTCTCTAGCCTTTGCAATCAACTTGCTGAATGCGTCTGATTTAAAGAAAGTCTTAGCGTTGAATGAAGAAGTGTCGAAAGTCCAGCCATCTAGAGAGGTAGATAGCTCAGAAGCCATGGCATCAAGTTCACCCTGAACTTCATCATTTAGATTTAGCTGATCTACAGCATTACGCTTAGCACCAACAGGAACATTGAAGTCTAGACCAACGGTCTTAGGGCGTTCTACAGTATCAGGGTCAGTTTCGAACTCGATTGCGTCTAAGTCAAAATCTGGATCTGATTCATCTGAGTCAACTAAGATCTGCTTCTTGGCAGCTGGCTTGGTTTCCTTGCTTTCGCTTAGTAGGTTCTTAGGGCCTCGGTCTTCTCCAGCGGCTACAGCTACCTTTTTAAGATCACCATCTCGGTTGATGTAGAGAACTCCATAACCCTTTTTACCGTCTTTACCTATAATAGATACTGACTCGATAACAACACCAAGGTTGTCTCCACCCTTGCTATAGAAGTTATCTCCAGGAACTAGATCGTCAACCTTAGCGATCTTGTCTGGTACCTCTGTTTGACCAGGAAATAGTAGTGTTGATGGGCGATAAGTCAGCCCGCGAGCCTCTCTAAGCTCTCTACCACTAACTCGACCCTTATACTCTGTAAGAGGCGTGTTTTGGTCTTTCAATATAGCCAGGCTAGTGGTCGGCAAGGAAGTAGTTTTACCATTAGCATCAACTACTGTTACATAGTCGCCAAATTCAAAAATGTCATCACTCTGAGAAGGAGCAGCGGCATTTACCTTCTGTAGAGCCTTAACTTTAACTATCGATTTCTCATTGATGTTGTTTGTGTACTCTACAGTCATGCCAACTTGAACCTGAGAGATCTTATCCTTCGATGAGTAAGGAATTGCTCGATTTTCTGGTGAACCAAATAGACCTTCGCGCATTACCATGGACGCGCGTGATACTAAGACACCGAAACTACGCTTATCTGCTTCGGGGTTTCTCGCCGCGTATAGATCACGGATTGCCTGCCTAGCTTCTGCATGAGATCTCTCATCTAGGGGTAATCTACCAAAAACGGCTCTAAGTCTGTCCTCAGTTGCTTCCCTATCACCTGACTCGAAAGCTTCGAATACTGACGGAACTGCTTTTTCTAGTAGAGAACCGTTTGACGGGTTAATTTTGTCTGCGTAGCCAGTAGCATAATACTTAGCACTATCAGATACGCTCTTGGTTCTGCCTTGGTATGCAAAGTATCTAGCTCGTTCTAGTACATCGTTGGCATGCTTAGCTGTGTCGAATGTGTTGCTATATATGCGGGTCTGCTTACCAGTGAGGATGTCAGCTAGGAACTCTGGGCTATTTGTTTTTCCAAGCATTGCTGTAATCGAGTCTCTAGCATCTTTGTGAATTAGAGTCTGCTCTTCACCTGTATTTAGGTCTTTGAAGTGGAATAGATATGCTATCTTTTTATCACCAGTATTTGCTGCGCGAATCTCCCATTGGATGCTCTTACCGTTCTCGTCAGACACCTCTCGCATTAAGACCAGCTGACCCTGATCATTAAATTTTGAGTCCTTATAGGTTTTAGCCAAGAAGTTTAGCATTGCATTAGGGTCCTTAGGCTGATAAGGTTCGCCTTTGGCATTATGCTCAATAACTGCTTCACCCTTATCGTTGACTAGTCCAGCTAGTTTAGTCTTACGTAGCTGATCAATCTCGCCTTCTGCAAATTCTTGACGAGGAATAAGTTCACCATCATCAAAAGGTCGATCTGCGTCTGCAGGAGCTTGAGGCTTTTTAGTTGCCTTAGGCTTTTCAGCTTTAGGGGTTCTAGCAGCAACTGGCTTCTCTGGCTTCTGAGAAACAGGCTTCTTTTCAGGGGCTGCAGCTGGAGCATCAGATGCCTTGGCAACTCGCATAATTCCGGCACTGCCAGGAATAGAGTCTGGTGTAATCTTTCGTTCGGTGCCGAAATCATCTACATATACGTCAACCATGCCGCTTGACTTCACGTCTACACGGGTAACTTTCTTTTCGCCCATCTTACCTAGGCTAACCACGTCTCCTGGCTTTAGGTCCCTTACTGCAACTTCAACAGGTTCAGTATCTAGAGCATTTTCGATTAGGTCATCTACGTTAGGGGCATCATCGCCGTAGAAAGCATTCTTTAGTGCATCGTTCACTAGGCCATCGATGCGGTCGCCCTCGGCAACCTCGCTTTTTGGCTTTTCGAATTCGTTAGGGTCAACGCCACTATCCTGAAGTAGCTTCTTGGCCTCTTCGCGCTTCAGTGACTCGAAACCACCAGGAAGATCGGCAATAGGTGATTCATTGCGAGCCTCGTCTTGAGCGGTCTTCTCTGCGTCTGTAAGCTTACCTTCTGCTAGACGGCGATCCTCGTCAGTGATGTCGGTTCTAGTCTTAGCAATTTCTTCAACTGTAGGGATATCTGCATCTGCGACAGATAGTTTTTCTTTCTTGGTCTTAACTCCCTGAGCTTTAACGTAAGACTCTGGAAGAATTGCCTTAACTTGCTTAAGAACGTGAGAGTCAATCTCGTAAATACCATCAGGTAGGTCGCTGTCACCAGAGACCAAAATTCTAGCCTTACCAACAGTTCCGGATGGTCCAACGTATCTAGCAGTGACTCCGGTTTTTGTTCCTCGTAGACCTCTAAGGACTGCAAGTACCTCTGCACCCATCTCGATCCATTGGCCCTCGTCATCGCGAGGCTGGAGTCTCCAGAAGCCTTTGTTAGCTCCATCGTTGAGACCAATTGCAGCGATGATAGTGGCTGGGTCTAATTCGTAGGACATGTACTACCCTCAATATTTTGTAGGTTGCTAGATTAGGTAAATTTTACCTTATTTTGCAATAGCACTAGTAGGATGAGTCGATGTCAAGCGCTGAGTCAATTAGCTGCGCTGTTTGAGCAGTGATCGAACCACTAGCAATTAGTGCCTTTATTCTTGTACTTGCGTGTAGGTACTCAACTGGGTTGGCGTCTTCTGACAGAACAACCCTGAGAGCATCTCCAGTAGAGCCGTCAATTTCTGGTGAACCAGATAGCCATTCAAACCTAGAACTTGCAGAAGCAGTCAGGCCAAAGTGAGGGTGACCATCCGCTAATAGGTCTTCATATTCGCTTAGAGCATCTAGTTCGTCTGAAGTTCCTAGCGTGGCATATTCCAGAAAAGTGTGAGTCTCCCAGAGAACTGCATTGGACAGTTCAGTGTCTTGGCAGCTATCTGCGTATAGACCTAGGGCTCTAGATGCAACAGTTGCAGCTGCATCTAATGAAACATGGCGAGTAACACCAACTGTAGAGTTGTATGTAGAAAGAACTTCTTCCAGTTCTTCCAAAGTAAGTACTGAACTGATTTCTTCTAGTGCCTGAGCGGTCTTAGCTGGGACACAGTTAGGGACTGGGTTACCGTCCTTGCCCTCTTTCATGCCGATCTGGACGTAGCCTTCCCAGCAAGGGTCATCTTCAGATTTTTCAAGTTTTCCAGCAGCAGAAACAGCACCATCTGGTAAAACAGCAAAGCGACATAGGCCGCCCTCTTCAGCATCAGCAACAATTACCTTGCAGCCATTAGGAGCTTCCCAGAAAACACAGTTACCACATTTAACGCCGATCTCTGCATTAGCGGCATTCTCTTTAGCAGAGGTATAGCCAGCCCAAACGCCAGTGTTATCATCGTTGAATTTGCCATGCTTCTCGACGATCTCCAATAGAGCATCTGCAAGATCTTGCTCCTCCGGAATAAGAATTCCAGCAGCCTCTAAAGAAGACCTGATGTCTTTTTTGTCAATATTTTCCGCCGGGGCTGCGTGGCCGCCAGACGCATTAAGAACTTCAGCTAGATAGCTTGACATTTTAACGAACTCCTAGGAAGGCCTTAACCTGCCAAACCCATTTGGCATACATATCAATTCTACCAGCAAGGAAGTCCATCAATCCCTGTCGGTCATGATTCTCTGCAATGTGGAATGCTTCAGTGTGGCTAGCCTCTAGGCTTTCCATAATTCGTAAAGCTGAGACAAGCATCTCCTCAACGGAAGTTCCATCTAGGCGTACCTCGTTTAGAGAAGACATCTCTAGGTAGTCAGCTAGCAAATATGGAGCTGGGTAGCCAATCTTTAGGATGTTCTCAGCTAGGCCATCGATTGATCCATCAACGTCTTCGTAAAGAGTAGAAAAGAATTCGTGGAACTCGCCGAAGTCTGGGCCGAGCACATTCCAGTGGTATCCGTGAAGGATAAACTTTGCGTGTACCGTGTCAGACAAAACTCCAGCTAGCTTCTGAGCTAGATCCATATATTTGTTATCCATTTTATGCCTCTGGTTCTGCTAGTGGTGGTGCTGCTTCAGTCGGAGCGGCTGGTTCGCCTGATAGAGCTGCGTCTACCTCGGCTGGGATCTCGGCTCCGCTTTCGGCCATAATGTTCTGTCGAATCTTTCCCATGATCTCAGGTGAGATTGCAGAAAGCATCTGCTCAGTAAGTTCTGGTGAGACCATACCCTTAGCCGCAATGAGACGCAGTGCGTACTCGGTTGCATCTGGAGCATCTGCTTCAGAGAACCCGTGAGCACGACGCCATGCATCGTAGGAAACGGCCATCTTATCGAAACCCATGTCAGCATCGGCTGCACGGTCGTTGCGGGTAGCAACTAGAGATGGGTCGTACCAAATGCAGACATTCTTTACTTCGTCTGGTGAGTAGCCATTAGCTACTAGGTATGGACGCAAGTACATAACGGTAAGTGCATCAACAATTAGGAGCATTAGCGGCTCGATGTGTGCCTTGTATAGGCTCTCATCAATCTGCATAGCGTTCGAGTACTTAACGTTTGCAAGACCAGTAACGATATCCTTTGGAACATCTAGACCCTGCATGATGCGCTCAAGAACTCGGTCTGAACGCTGAGCAAGAGCTGGGTCAAATGAACGCTCGAACTTGAACTGCTTAATCTTGTCGCCAAGTTCTGCTGGACCGCGGATGATCAAAGGAACAACTGCAGATGCAGAGTCCTCGTCCTTGATCGGGGTGGTCATAGCATCGATTAGCTGATCTTCGAAGTCATCAGCTGCTTCTTCTGCAGTGTATGTCTCGTTGTAGTTGCCGTCTTCATCGTAAGGGTAGTCTGGGTCCGGAGACGCAGCTACTGATAGACCGTCTGGCAAGTAAAGAGCACCAGCGTTTAGGCGTGAACGTGCAGTCGCACGGAAGGTGCGGTTTAGAAGTAGAAGCTCGGCGCAAAGGTCTAGTAGACCGCGTAGTGAAGAGTCTGACTCCTGGGTGTAGCGAGGGTGTGACTTCCAGATACGACCAACGAATGCAGAGCTAGGGAGTCTGATTGCTTCCTTGTTACCCTGTGACATCATCGAAGAAGAACTTCCGACCTCACGACGCGGGTTGATTATGTAGTTACCCTTAGAGTCGACCTGAAGTTCGTCAACAGAGCGGATGTCCCATGACTCTGGCAGTCCGGAGCCGATACGCTCTGGAACCTGAACTAGGTAGCACTCGCCAGTAACCTGAAGATTTAGAGCTGCGTCCTTAAGTAGACCAGCACGGCCACCAAACGCAGAGTCAAGGCGATCTAATGCGCGCTCTGCAGCAGCTGCTAGACGCTCGTCTACCTTAGCCACGTCTTGGATCGGAGCAGGAGCTTCGCTTGGGTTTGCCACAGCAGCAACGTAAAGGCGGATGCGGGATACAACAGATGCAACTAGGTTGAAAGCATACTTAACTTCACCAATTGCATCGTAGTATTCCCATGCTTCTGACTGCCATGCAGTAGAGGCTGACTGGCGACGGCTCTTGAATAGCTCGGCTTCGCCTTTATCCTGTAGATCCACTTTTGCAGCAGCAGCTGTTAGTGGTCTAGGTGCATTAAAACTCTGTGGTTCGGCGTATACGATTCCGAAAGAATCGATCGAAACCCCCGGGGCTACGCGAGTGGCATTCTTTGGAGCGGAAGCACGAACGCTTCTCCTAGTCTCGCTAGGTTTTTCATTATCTTTTTTGAAAATACCCAATGTAGGGCTCCTACCTGTTATCGCTCGACGCGGGTTTGAATTAGTCCAACTAGAGCGGAAATAGCCAAGACTAATGATACCACAAATGTAAATTCAGGTAGCAGGAGTGATAGGGCAACTAACTTAATTGCTACCCAAAAGCTCATGCACCAGTAGCACGTGAAGAGGTATCCGATCTTCGTGCTAGGTGGAAATTTTTTCCAGATCCAGTTTCTAACTGGCTCAAAGAGAAAGTCCTCCACTAAAAAGCGTGTTACTCGGTATGCTGCCAGCGTGGTGACAACTAAGGTTATTAGATTAAATTCCATGCTATGCATTCAATGTCTTGTATGGATTCCAGCCGCGCAATCTTGATCCGCAGCCGCATCCAGTGTCCTTCTTGAATGCTAGCATCTTCCCAGATGCAGTTACAACATAAGAATCTTTAGTTTGATCCTCGGACGGGATGTAGATATCGTAAGATTCTTTAAAAACTATCTGCGGTCCGCTATCCGAATCTTTTGCTACGAGAACCTGATCTTCGGTAATAATAACCCTAGTAACCTCTAGATATGTAGAGCCAGGAGTCGGGTCATAGCTCCGCATCGTGGTCACATCGTCTACCGCACCCGCTGGCATGGCAGCCAAGTGGCAGGGAAATCTGTCTAGGATAATTTTCACTATCTGACCCTAAAAACTCCGCCGCCAGAGCGACCAGTATTTGGTAGACCTAACTTGCGATCAGCGAAGCTCTTAGCGCGTAGCTTTCCACCTGAAAAGCCTGCTGGAGGCTTAATTAGTAGGGCTGTAAGGGCGTGAACAAGTGCATCGATGCGGTCGGGGGACTTTCCTTCTCCAGGGACCCAAGAAATCATCTGGGATTCTAGATCAGCGAGGTAGCCAACGTGATGTACGCGCTGTTGCTCGTAGGCAAGGCTTATTGGCTCTGCTCGGAGTTGTTTTCCTTGTTTCGAGTGAACTTCAAGTACTTTAATTGTTGGATCAATAGTATTGATAGCATTACGGACCATAGCACCACCCTGATTGACCTCCGCCACAACCGGGCAGCCCCACTTGCGAGCCATGTCAACAACCCTTTGAGCCCAGACGGTAGGCGAGCCAAGAACCGAAGCGTCTTCAAGAACCCACGCATTGCGTTTGTAAAGATCACTTTCAGCAGAAGACGCAACAACAACAATTCCACACTCATCTCTCGGGTTTTCGGCAACGGAAGGGTCTACACCAATAATTCTAAGTGGAGTTGAGAAAGGGTACATGGCTTCACGGCCAGCTTCGATCATCTCCTCGGTCCACATTGCGCCTTCCATGGCTTCAAGCATTTCACCATAGAGCTCCTGACGCGCAAGCGAGGTTCCCTCGTATACGCCAAGCATTGTGTCGAGGTAGGCACCAGAGAGGTTACCTGCGTTATCCATTGTTGAACCACGAGTAATAGCTACGCGTCCAGTCTTCTCTTCTTCAATTAGCTTATAGAGAAGCGGAGTTCGCTTTGGGGTGGTGGTAACTAGAATTTTTGGCTGAGCGCCAAGACGAGTACCGACACGTAAGTTGTCAAACGCGGTCATACCTGCAGCATCTGGAGTCTGACGCCAAGCTGCGATCTCATCGCCCCATGCGTGAGTGAACTGAGGACCACGGAGTGAGTCAGGCTCATCCGCGGTAAAGAGTGTGGCGGTATTTCCGTTAGGCCAAGTTAGACGACGCTTCGAAGGCTCGTAAAGAGGCTTCTCGGATGGCGGGGTAACATTCATGATGCCAGACTCACCTTCAACAATAACGTCACGTACGTCAGCTGCGGTACGAGCAACAAGTGCGAAACGGCGTTGGCCAGTATTGGTGTACTTGGCTTGTTCGCGAACCCACTCGGAAGCTAGACGGGTCTTACCGAAACCACGTCCCGCTAAGACGAGCCAGATGTTCCAGTCGCCTTCAGGAGCTTGCTGTTCTGGACGCCCCCATACGGACCAGTCCCAGAGTAAGTGTTCTGGGTCCATTCCTTCGAGCGCGGCGTTTCTCTCGTCCTCTGGTAGAGAGGCGAGGATCTCCATTATGCTTTTACCCATTGTTTTATCTTACCCTAAAAAGAAAACCCCCGCTTGCGCAGGGGTTTCTTTTTTAGATTGAATTACTTAACTAGCTTAACCTGGTACTTCTTGGTTACGTGCTTGTTGTACTTCTTAGCAAGAGAGTTGTACTTTGCCTTTAGGGCAGCAATCTCTGCATCCTTAGCTGCAAGAGCTACAGTCAGGTCAACAACCTTGAACTGAGCCTTAACAAAACCAAGTGGAGCCTTTAGACCAGTAACTGCTGTCGCAACAGTAGCGGTAGCAATTAGGTCAACGGTCTGAACAGCAGCAGCTGAGAAGTCGCGAGAAGCGGTTCCAGTTGAGCCAGTGGTCAGGTCGTATGAGTTGGTATCTGCAGCTTCGATAACCTGTAGGCGGACTACAGCGCCTGAAACAGGGTTGCCGAATACGTCAGTACCTGCAACAGCAAGCTTTGCAACAGTACCTAGAGCTGCGTTTGCAGGAGTTGAAACGGTGATGTTGTTTAGAGCGCCAGCAATACCCTTTACGTAGTAGGTGGTAGAGGTAGCACCAAGAGTAACAACAACAGTACCAACTGTAGTGCTGGTGGTGTAGACGTAGAACTTAGCAGTGGTGCCAGTTCCTGTAGCAACCGAAGCGGTAGCTTTACCCGCGTCTGCAGCCACTGGGCGGTCAACAGTGCTAGTAGCTGAAACTAGGAATGCGTTGGTTGCAGTAGCAGTAACAGTGGTGTCAGTAGCTACGCCAGCTAGCGCGATCTCTAGTACATCTGCAGTGTCAACCTTGTTGTCTGCTGGTACTGGAAGTTCGATAGCGGTTGCTGAGGTGGTGCCAGTTGTAACAACTGTGCTACCAGCAGTTAGCGTGGTAGTAGCAGCAGATGCTGGAGCGATAGCTGAGAAGCTCAAAGTAAGAGCAGCAACAGCCACAAGAGCAATCTTCTTGAACATGTGCGTGTTTCCTTAGAGGGTTATTAGAATGGAATTGCGCCGGATCGTCTTCAACCAGCAGCGCAGCCTCTAGTTTACCAGAACGAGCATGGCCTAATTAAATAGAAAAACCCCTACATACATAGGGGTTTTTGCTAATGACATAACCTAGGCCGAGTATCCCGACCCCTCAGTGCTTAGC